ATTAGAAAACTACCCACCGAAGCCTAGTTACACAAATTATTCTAATCTTAGAACCTCTCGCCTACCATTAGAAAACTACCCACCGAAGCCTAGTTACACAAATAAGTCTAATCTTAGAACCTCTCGCCTACCATTAGAAAACTACCCACCGAAGCCTAGTTACACAAATAAGTCTAATCTTAGAAACTCTCGCCCTACCATTAGAAAACTATCTGCCGAAGCCTAGTTATGCTAATAAGTTTAATAAAAAAGAAGAAGTAGATTACCTCTTCTTTTTTTAGAGTTGTTTGTTAAATTCTCGAGAACCAGTATTCGAGGAGATGTGTCCCTGTAAGGTATGAGAATACCTTACTATTGGTTATATAGACAAGGAAGAGCAGTTGTTTACATACCGGGTTATAGTAGTTTTTCCCATAGACTAGTTCCATTATTAGTTGGAATAACCCACTGTTTTCTGAACAGTATTTAACATATAAATTAAGGGCAACATAGTTAGCCACATGGCAGGCTACTATTATTATCAATAAGCGACCTAATCTAGTGCTTAGAATTTTATAAATGTACTTTGCTATACGCTTAGACCACCCTAGAAGAAATGCTAACATATTTACTAGGAGACCAATAACGTAGCGAGTACGTTTTGTATTTCGGTAAAATTTACCGGACATTGTTGTTAATGCGTTAGAGGTTTGTTGTATCATAATTTCTGCCCGCCGGCGAAAAATTTAGGTAATCTAAATGAGATCATGTTGAACATATGTCCGATGACAAATTTCGAAATACTCGAACTCAAAAAATAAATTAATATTATGTAAATTAAATTTTAGTTATTTCTTTATTTAATTCTTTTTTTTATCATCTGATGGTTGATTAGCTTTAGCTCGGGTTCTTAATAATTGCTCATTCATATTTCTCGCAGTTGGATTTGGAAACATTTCATTCCAACTTTTTTTAGGTCGTCCACGACCTCTTTTATTGGAAGATAATTCTTGTTCATCTCTTTTACGTTTTTTACTAGTTGAAGGTGTTTTCGTATTCTCTTCAGTTTTTCGCGGGCGACCTTGATTTTTTTTAATACTATCATCTTTACGCGGACGACCAGGACTTTTCTTAGCTGTTTTCTCAACCATATTCAATAACTCGTCTTTTCGTGTACGACCTGGGGTTTTCTTGAGAATAATTTCATTCATATCAAGTAATTTATCATCTTTTCGTGGACGACCTGGACTTTTTTTATCTGTTTTTTCAACCATATTTGATAACTCATTTTTTCGAGGACGACCTGTAGTTTTCTTTAGAGTAATTTGATTCATATCAAGTAATTCATCATCAGGCTTTTCATTGTTATTTAAATTAATAATTGCAGTTAAAATAGTAAATTGATCATACATATTCTTGGGAGTCATATCTTGTAGTTTTGTGGTTAATTTTTGGATTGTTTCTTTGTAAATTAATTCAGAAGTGGAAGGGTTTTCTTTAGATTGGTTAACTTGCTTAGTTAATGCTAACAAAATGTTATCAACAAATTTGATTGCATAAGGAGAACTTAATTTTGAATAATGATTACTTCCAATACTTAATACCAATTCCTTTTTTGAATGCTTGTCAAATTTATTTAAAGTACAATCAGCAATTTGGAAATCTAAAGCAGGTACGATATATTTAATAACTTCGGCTGAATCACCTAGTAATCCAAAATGTAATAATTGTAATTCAGTTCTCATAGGACAAGTAAGTTGATAATGTTGCTCGGGAATTAAGATATCTAACAATTCATACGCTAAAGTTAATCTTTTCGTTTCTGAACATTGCATTAATCGATCATAGTTAGATTTATAAACTTTTCTTACATCATCAGCAGTACTGTTTTTATTTAAAGATTGAAAGTCGAGAATGTTTAAGTGATCAAAGTTAATTTGATTTGATGCGAAATGTACATTTTGTAAGATGTTTATAAACTTTAACCTATTCAACAAAACAGGAGTAAAATACCAAGCACTTTCATATAATTCAAAATTGAAATTCTTTACATTCTCAAAGTTCAGCTCAAAGAAAGTACGAGAAATAAGTTCGTCTTTCTTATTTTCATTCAAATTAAACATGATTTTATCTTCTTTTTTCTCAATCGATAATGAATTCACTTTGTAATCGTACCTTTTTATACCAGCTCTATTTAAATTGACAAGAAATTTCTCCAAGAATTTAGAAAACTCAAAAACGTCTTTTATAGATGAATTATTTGAAATAGTCTCCCAAACTGAAACATTAAGATATTTACGATCCTCCTCATTAAACCAGTTTCCATTAATTCTATTCATGTCTGTTTCTGTAATGTAATACTCCTTAAAATTAAACTCAAAAGTTTCTTCTCTATCTACCAAAATATTTTCTACTAATTCATTCGTTTTACGAATTTGTAAGAAAGAATTATTACTAGAAGAATTTAAGAAAATTTGATAATACTCTTGACCTTTATCATTAGGAATTACAACAAACATATCAACATAACCACCCTTATTTGAAAATGGATTAGAAAAATAGATATCGAATACAAATTGACTCTTCTCCACAAACTCAATATTAAAAGATGAGCGTTGTTCCACTACAATATCTGCACTACCTGGAGATGATGGATTATTATTTGTTTTATTAATATCCATATCTTTTAAAAACATAAATCTCTTTGAATCTGTAGATGGTTGAGAAATATTACAAAAAACGTTTTCATTTTCAAGCAATGCTACTTCACATTTGATGTTTTTAGAGATGTCAGATTTACTTAATTCTGGAAAAATATCGGATTCATTCATGATAATATCAGCAGAAATGATCTTTTTCTCTAAGCGATAGGTATTATAAGATTTCACCAACTCGTCTAGAATGTATAAAAATGCAAATGGAAAAGTCAATTTACCCTCTTTTAATTCGAGTCCAAGTGTTTCTATTAACTTACATTCTTTACAAAGAGAACTCTCCCAATCAAATAAGTTATTCATACAAATTAAATTACCTGAATTAATTACTAAAACAGAACATAATTCAGAAATAATCTTGTCATCAATAGTATCAAGAACTCCTTTTACTGAATCAGCAATATCTTTCTTCTTGTAAAATTTACGAAAGAAATAAGCAAAATAATCACTTGATACATTAAATTCGTATTCATTCATATTTTTTTCAGATGACGCTTCATATTCCTCAATTGAATTAAACTCAAATGAATTAATGTTCTTCTTTTGTTTGATAATGATCTTTGACATTCTAATGTAACTTATTGAATTATGTAAATATATATATAACAACGTTTGTATAATCAAAAATCTTAGGGTTATGTTTCTTTACTTCCTGTCGAAAAATCATATGATCTCATCTGATTTTTCGTAACATAGCGTGTTTGAGAAAATCTCCCTAGTTGAGAGAAAAAGTAATAATTAGATAGCTTTGGTGGGACATAGGCTATGGTGGAGAAAAATCTAGATCTCCGAAAAACTGAAGCTTCCCTCTTCTCATTTTCAGATAAAAACAAAATTTTTTAATATAAATTTGTTAAATACAGTCAAATTTATATAAATTAGTATTGAGTATATTAGTATTATAAAAATTAAATATACTGTGAAAAATACTTTAACGATGTAATCTAAGTCATTATGAGTATATATTTTTTCTATTCTTTGTTTTCGACATATTGGACATAGGAACATACTGTTTTCTAAGAATTCTTTATAGCAATCTTTATGAATATTATATTTGCAATTACATTTACTTAATGATCTTTGTCTTGTTTCTGTTAAACAAATTATGCAATCTAATATAAAAAATATCATTTATAATATGTATTATAATAAAATTACTACTAACGACGATAAATTATTTTATAATAATAAATTAATATCATCTTGTCTTTCAATAAATGAGTATATTAAAAAAGATAGTAAATATGTTGTATTCACTCATAAGAAAACTATAACTAAATACAATTTATTTATTTTCATATTTAATCGAGGTAATAAGTCTGGAGGAAACTACTTTCATTTTCATTTTCACTATCTACAAAAATTATTACCTTTCTTTGAACTAAATAATATCAAATTAGCAGTACCACTAAATATGTTAGACTTTCAAAAAGATATATTATTTAAACTAGTTCCTCCATCTAATATTGAATTCTTAGATATATACCAATATAACTACGAGATTATAAATGCATATACTGGAAATTATATATCTCCTAACTTAATTCCAACTCAATTATTTGATATCTACCAAAATCTAGGTTCACAATATATCAAAGCTATAAAAAATGAAAATATAGTCTTTATAGCAAGAAAGAACTCAAATCAAAATGCAGGCAAAAATAGATATATCATAAATAATAATGAGTTAGAAGAATTTATAATAAATAATAAGATTATTAAATACTATTTTGAAGATAAAAATTTAGAAGATAAATTAACTAGCTTAATTAATTTAAATCCAAAAATTATAATTATAGAAATTGGTTCAGGAATAACTAATTTCCTATTTATACCAAAACAATACTTAGCTAATATAAAATTTATATTCATAGATCAAAAATGTTGGTTACTAAAGAAATCTAGAATATATGATATAATTAATAAATTAGAATTAAATCATGATATAATAACTTGTATTAATGAAATTCAAGATTATGTAGATATACAAAATAACCCATATTATATAAATTTGGATTTGTTAGAAGAATATCTATTCTAAAAAAATCAATAAAATTATATAAAAAGATAATTACGAATATATTTATATATAATTATGAGCAATTTATATAGACTTATTCCTTTAAGAGTTTTAAGACGAACTCCTGGTGTTTCTTTTGATGAAATTGTTCCTTCAGATATACCAAGAATTCATGGAATAGATAGAGTAATTCATTCTGCTAATAGTATTTCCCCAGGTCCTCTTGATGATGTTAAAAGACCTTGGTACATGCATACAAATCAAGATGATAATTTATTAGTTTTACAAGGAACAAGATATATCGATATTTATAATCCTAAAGATAAACAAAGTGCATCTTTTATAATTACTCCTGATAAAGTTTATAAAAATGAAAAATTGTATTATAATGGTCCTGCTATGGTCGTTTGGCCAGCAGGAATTTTTCATAGAATTATTAGTGGTTCAGAAGGAAGTATTAGTGTAAATTTTGCTTCAAGAAATTATGGTTTTAACTTAAAAGATAATTTTAATATTTATGATTTAAATAAAGATACTGGTGAATATAAATTATTAAAACAAGGAATTGATGATCAACCAGATTTTTGCTATAAATATCCAAATGATGAAATCAAAAAACTTGTAAAAAGTTAAATAATTTTGTAATATTTATTAAGTTAGATATATTAGAAAATTATCTAAAATAATAGATATGGATGAATCACTAATATATATATTATCAAGTATAAAATTTTATTTTAATTTTTATATTATACTTAATTTTTTGTTAAATGAATATCTAATTTTGAGAATTATTTTATTTATATTATTATCTATAATTTTAATAATTAGTTTAATTATTCATTTAATAAAATCATTTTTCTCTTACATAAATACTTTATACAAAAAACTAACTTCGAAAAATATTATGACATATATTTAATAGAATCTAAATTTTCATATAACCGCCTATATAAGTAAGGAATCATATCATAATAAGGTCCATACGGTATATATACATTTATTCTATTATTAATTACATTTTCATACTTTTTATTATTGAAATTTAATAACTTTCCATATTCTAAATTTTTAGTATTTAAATACTTTACTAAGTCAATAGAATAATTATTATGTGTAGCTATTATATTACAACCATTCTTATTTAGTGATAGTAATTTTATTCCTGTATTATAATTACTATCTGTCTCTATCTTATTTATAAATAAGTTTCCATTTTTACTATCGCTATTCCAATAAGCACCTCTTACTAACTTACATCCTAAATTATTATGATTTTTTAAATCATCCCTTAACTCTGTTATTGAATCCTTCCTATACATCTGATAAGTCTTCAAGATATTACACTTATCCTTATTATGCTCACTTAACAAATCATCCATCAATAATCTATATTTCTTATAATCATTATCACTCTCAGCATCTACTAATATTTTAATGTTCTTTTCCTTATACATACTAATTAACTCATTAATAAATTTTTTGTCATAATTTAAAGATGATAATTTTATTGCTATCTTAAATCTATCATCTAAATGATTATTTATATACTCATATTCGTGAAATACATCAGAATATCTTTTATTCTCAACTGCATAATTAATTACAGGAATTCTATTTTTTGATAAAATTTTCTTCGATAAATTAAATGCATCAATAAATTTATTTCCAGCAATATATCTCATATATCTTACTTTATATAAAAATAATTCTTTAACTAAAATTAATTATAATAAAAGTCCTTTATAATTACCAAAAAATCTAGTAGATTCTTTAGTTTCTACAAATTTACCTTCATAAATTACTTTTGTTTTTCCTTTTATTAATTTACCTTTACCATTTCTATAATTATTATCCCATTTACCTTCATAAATATCACCATTTTTATACATCATTTTTCCTGAACCTTGTTTATTATCTTCAAACCATTCTCCATCATAAATATCTCCATTATTATATATAATCACACCCTTACCATTTTTATTGTCTTCAATCCATTCACCTTTATATTTAAAAATTTCAAATTTTCGATTATAAGGATTAATTAATTCTCCTTGTCCATGTTTTTTATTATTTACCCATTGACCTTTATATAACACTCCATTTTTAAAATGTGCAGTACCATAACCATTTATATTATCTTCAAACCATTCACCATTATAAATATCACCATTCTGATATTCCATAATACCTTTACCATGTTTTTTATCATTTAACCATTCACCTGTATAAACATTTCCATTATTATAAAAATATTTTCCATTACCAGTTTTATTATTTTCGATAAAATTACCTGAATACCTATCACCATTCTTGTATGTAATTATACCAAAACCGTTTTTCTTATTATTTAAAAATTCACCATCATAAATATCACCATTTTTATAAGTCATCATACCATTTCCATTTCTATCATCATTTAACCATTCACCATCATAAATATCACCATTTTTATAAAACATTTTACCTTTACCATTTTTTTTATTATTTAACCATTCTCCTTTATAAATATAAATATTATCATCCTTATATGTAAATTCGCCATAACCTGAAAATTCACCATTTAAAATAGATCCTTGATAAGTAAAATTTGAATGATTTAATTTAATATCATCACTGGTTATTATTTCATCATTATCTTTATATTTCAAAATTAAATTATCTGAATAAAATTCTTTTTTAATTAAATTATCCTCTTTCCATTTGTTAATAATTTTTTTAACAGTAAAATTATTATTTACATTATGATTATTAATATATTCATTTGTTAATGGAGATTTATTACTTGTTTTAAACCATTCTAAAATATTATTTCTTTCGTAAGTGTGTCCATCATCAATTATAACAGGATCTATCATTAATTCATGACTAATTGGACAACACAGATCTTGTGGATAATCAGTACTCTCAACAACAGCTATATTACTCATTTTTAACCTAATTATTATTTTAACAGGTAAATTATAAAAAATTCAATTTTTAAACTGTTATAATATAATTATTGAATTATTTAAATATATTACAAAGTTTTAGTTATTTAATAAATAATTATCAATCTTTTGTTATATATAAAATAATAAATTTTACTTTTTAATTTCCATATTACTCATCAGTTCATTTAAAGTCGTAATATTTCTAATATTATCTTTCTTTTCTTTTATTATAACTAAATAATTTTTGTAAGCATTATTTATACTACTAGCAGACCATATTTTATTTCTTTTTTTCAATCCTAAACAATTAAAAAATTTTGCAATATCATTAAATGAATAAACTTAATATTTAAAATATAAATATTTTATTTAGAGATGAAAATAATAATACAGTTCTTGATTTATCTCAAGAAAATAGTTATTTAAGAGATACCTTTTTAGATATAATCAATAAAAAATGAACTGAAAATAAATAATTATAACATATAACTATCTCTCTTCACAAACTTGTTTGACTGAATAATTATATCATTTAATTCTTCACTTAAATTATCGTCTTTTTCCATATTAGTCATCTTAAAACCAGTTAACTTAAAGACAGAATTATCCTGAATCACTACACTACACTTTAACATAACACATTCACCTTCTTTCAACTCTATCAAATCTAACCTCCTTACTAACTTATTATCCATACACTCCTTCATTCCAAATTTTACATTATTTAAATTCATATCAATATCCGATATCTTGAAAAAATTACTCTTTTTCTCATTAGTTATCTTACTTATTAATTCTTTGCCTAATTTAGTTTTTAAACCATGCCACCTAATCGTTTTTTGATACAATTTTCCATTATTCTTACTTAATACCTCCCTTTTCTCACTATCAGTTAATAATATCGATAAATGATAAACCTCACCTACCTTAAACTTACTATTCTTATCAAACTCGTCATCCATAAATTCGGTTCCTTCTAAGTCTAGTTCATGATCATGTCTTACTACTAATGATGGTTCGTTAAATACTTCATTATCTCTATGAACCCAATCAAATTGTAATTTTGCATCATGTTCATGAAATACATTTGGTCTTTGAACTAATCGTAAATCAAAACATTGAGCAACATTACTAACAATTTTTTCAAATTCGGAAACATTCATATCAGGAGTAATATTATTAATACCGATTTTCATTGCTAAAGTAGCTGCTTTCATTAATTTAGAATTACTAAAATCAGGATTATTAATTTTGATAGTGTCACCTATTGATACAATATTGTTATCAATATGACACGCCATTTCAATTCTTACAATATCATCGTCTTGTAATTTATAATCATTGTCTAAATCAAAAGTATTATGTGCAACAATTTCATTAACTGAAATACAAGTTGGTAGTACAATTGATTTTTCTAATTTTTTTTTGTTAAACATTTTAGATAATTTATTATTAATCATTTCATCACATAATCTACAAATAAATGAAATATTATATTTTTCATTACATAAATTCTTACAATCAACTAACACTTCGTTTAATACTTTTGATGCTTCTTGATATTTGTTAAATTTACTTTGTTCCATTACTTAAATAATAAAATCTTTATTTAAATAATTTTAGTAAATATAACTTTTTTTAATCTCTAAGTATACATTAAAATAAATTTTATTATATAGGTCTGAATCATAAACACTTTTATTATCATATTGAGAATCATGAAAAAGGAAGTTGTAATTGATATCATCTAATTGTAAATTATTATACAAAATATTATAATGAATACTTCTTTCGTAAATTAGTTTATCAAAATCCTTATCCTTTATATCAGTTACATCACAATATTTTTTATGAATTGAATTATATTTTAAATCAAAATTATTTATGTTATTTTTTAAATTAGGATAAAAATTTTTATAATCTTTATATAACTTATCATAAAAATTTAAATTATCTAATAATAACTTTTTCTTCTTATTGTAATATAAATCATGATAATATAATTTATGCAAATTTATATAATCTTTAGATAATATGTAATTATGAATTAATATATTAGTATCGTTAGAATATAATTTTGTGAAATTACTAATTAAGTTTTTTCTTAACATTATTTTTTTTTATATTAATATTTTTTTAAATATCTTCTCTTTTACCTTGACCGTATATAGTATTTAAATTTATACTCCCAGTTAATACTTTATTCAATTTTCCTACTTTTAATTTATTATTCTTTAATAATGTATCAACAAATGTAAAATCAGCATTTATTTCAGCCGGCCAAAATGACTTATATTTACTATTATAGCAAAATCCACAACTAGTTATATTACCTTTCTTAATTTCACCTTTCTTAGGTCCAATTATTTTATCCGCCCTCAAGTAATCCCATACTAAAAATATGTCTTCTTCTAAATAATCATTTATATATTTTAGAGCATTATCATGAATAATTTTATCATCATCATCTAAAAAAATAACATAACCATCATGTACTTCATTCAATAAATGGTTGCAATAATCATTGTAATGGTATTTATTATTATTATGTATTACTTGTATAATTTCATGATCTAAATTTTTATTAAATAATTCTTTTATGATGTATTCCTTAGTATAATCATTATCATAAGAAATTAATAATTTCAAATTGTTGTAATCTTGTTGTATAATTGAATTTATATTATGTGAAAAACATTTAGGTCGATTGGAGGTTCGTATTAAAATATTAATTTTCTTATGGGGAGTTTTGGATGAGTAATTATTGATTAAAGAATTTCTGTTATCTGAGATTAGTTTATTTTTTTTAATTTTTTGTTGCATCATTTCTTTGCTACAAATTCTTCCTTCCCAAGCGCCGTATTTAATATAATGTGAGTGAAGTTGTTCGTCAGTTAAGTTTATTAAATCAAAATATAATTCTTTATAGAAAGAGTAATCCATATAATAAAAAATATATTTTATATTTGTAAATAAAAAATATTATTTAATTTCTAAAATTATAAAATTTTTATTATATATATATAATGCCGTTATATGATATTTTTTGCTCATTAAATAAAAAACAAAAACAATTAGCAATAAGAAATCCTCATACATTACATTTTTTTTGTTATTATGATAATATTAAAATTATACAAAGTGATGATAATTATTCTAATGGATATAAATATTTCAGACATATCACTAATAAAATTGCTGAATCATTTAATATAAATTACAATTTAGTAAAAAATATTTATTTTCAAAATAGTATTAAAATTAAACTTGATGATAATTTTCCTAAATTGTATTATCAAGATAGACGACAACGACCAACAACAACATTACACGTTGGACAAATCAAACTTTTTGCTACTACTTTACAATTCCTAACTAATTATATACCTAAAAATAAAGAAACTCATATTCTTTATCCTGGCTCTGCTAATGGGCAAAATATACATTTCCTTTCAAAATTATTCCCTAACTGTTATTGGTACCTTATTGATCCATTACCTTTTTATAAAGAATTACATAATAATAAAAACGTTTTATATATTGAAAACAAATATTTTACCGATGAAGATGCTAAATACTTTAAAGAAAAACTTAAAAATAAATTTACAATTTTTATCTCCGACATACGTGTTAGTGATATTAATGACCAACGTGAAGAAAGAGAAGTTAGAGCATATGATGATCAAATTAACCAATATAATTGGACTAAAATATTTAATGCTGATGTCAGTTTTCTTAAATTTAAAATACCTAGATTTAAAAATCAATACACATATTTTGAAGGTGAATTGTATATACAACCATTTGCACCTGTAACTACAACTGAATCAAGATTAGTTTGTAAAAAAAATGCTAAAGATAAAATATATAATTTAAATGATTATGAAGATAAATTTTATTATCATAATAGAATTTTAAGAGTATGTGATTATAGCAAACTACATAATTATAAATACAAATATTTTTGTAATTGTTATGATTGCTCACTTTTTTTCATTATTTTAGAAAATTATATTAAAAAATATAATCCTAATTTATCTATTTACATTTTGATAAAAAAAATTTTTAAATATCTAAAAAATTATCATAAATTTAAAGAACATTATGATTTTATTATTCATAATATTAAATAATTTTTGTAAATTCAACGCTGAATAAAAATTGACATATTGAAATAAATTTTAATGAATAAAATGAGAAAAATGAAGTGAATTTAATTTTGAAGATTTAAAGAATTATTTATTAAAATAGTTATGAGTGATATTTGGATAGATAAATATAGACCTAAAAATATCAAGGATATAATAGGTAATACTACAAATATTGATAAAATAGATAAATGGATTAAAAATGAAAGGAATAATATGAGTTTAGTAATATCAGGATATCATGGTATAGGTAAAAATTTAATAGTTCGAAAAATTTTAGAAAAGAATAATTATAATTATAAATGGTTAGATTATAAAGATGAAAAAGGTAAAAGTTTATTTGAGGATTTAGTTAATTGTTTTACTGGAGAAAATTTAATTTTGATGAATTCAAAAAAAGAGAAATTTGTGTTAGTAATTAATGATGTAGATAAAATAACATTAAAAAATGAGAAAGCTAGAATTAAAGATTTAGTAAAATTAAATCATACTAAAAAATATTTTCCAATTATTTTTATATCTAGTTTATTACATAATAAATTATTAACAGATATTTTAGAATTTGGTGATGATATAAAATTAAAACAACCATCGAATATAGAATTATTGAAGTTTTTAAATAAAATTGTAATAAACGAAAATATTAATATCAAAGATGATAAAGTTAAATCAAAAATAATTAAATTTTGTCAGAATGATGTAAGACGATTAATTTTAATTTTGTATGATTTAAAAAATAGTTTTGATGTAGAAGACGAAATTAATGTAGATTTGATTAAATATTTCATAAATAATTCTGAAAAAAAATGTAAAGATGTAAGTTTATTTGATTCATCTAAAACTTTAATAAATAAATATAGTAATATAAACGATAGTTTATCGCTATATAGAGTAGATAAAGTATTAGTTCCGTTAACAATACATGAAAATTTTACAAAATCTATATTTGCAAAATATAGCGAAAATAGTATATATTTAGATATATTAAATAATGTAACAGATTCTATTTCAAAAGGAGATGTTATAGAAACTAATATTTATACAGATCAAAATTGGTTTTTACATGATATTCATGGTTTTTATACTTGTGTCAAAACATCATATAATATAAATAAACATAGCAAGTTAAATAAAGATATGTTTTATGATATGCGATTTAGTTCAGATTTAAATCAAACATCTTTAAAAAATATTAATAAAAAACAAATATCTAATTTAACTAAAATATTTCCCAATAAATCATTTAATGATATAATAAATTTAAATAAAATTATTTTTAATTTAGTAAAAAATGATAAAATGAAAGAATTATATAATATAATGAAAGATTATGATAATAATATTAAAACTGTAGAAAATATTATTAAAATAGATAAAACTATGTCTAAAATTACAATATCTCAGAAAAATAAAAAAATATTTAATTCATTTGTAAAAAATAAATCTTAATAAAAGTCATCTCCTTCATAATCAGAATCATCTTTATGCTTTTCATAATACTTTTTTTTCCTTTTCTCTTCTTTTTTTCTTAATCTTTCTTCATTTTCTTCAGCATAAATTTTGTTCATCTTATCATTTAATTCCTTTATACCTTCACTAGATTTTACTTTATCTAATGGTTTTGACCAAATAGACCTTTGTGGAGTATTATTAAATACAACTGGTTTAACTAAATCTGGAAATTCATTTTCTTTTTTAATTTTTAGTTCTTCTAATTGTTTTTCTAAATTATCTTTTTTAGTTTTTGACATATATTTTCCACTATTTAATGTGTTTTTAATTTCTTCTATTTGAACAGATAAAGGTTTTTCAGGCACTTTAACTTCTTTTTTTTGAATTTTTGATTTATCATTATTTTTTTTATTAAAAAATTTTTCGAAAGCATTTTCATTATTGTTACTGGGGTTATTTCTCCAAGACATCTTTAATAAAATAATAATAAATATTTAAATATATTACAATTCAATTTTTTTATAAATATATATATATATATGGTATATAAATATAAAATTAATTATAATAATAATCTAATTGGTGGAGCTAAAAAACCAGATCCAACTGTTCAGCAAAGTATTTTTAATCCTCAAAAGTTGAATTATATGGAACCATCTAAAACTACTCTATATAAAATACCTAAAGGAACAATTTTATATCACGGATCTTTAACAAAAGAAGCATTTAATCCGTATGATATAAGATTAGGAGATGATCGCTTAGTTTCTTATTTTTCTCCAAATAAAGCTTTAGCTGCAGACTATATAGTAGGATGTGCTCTTTATCCTACTAAATCTGGATTTTTACATAAATTTAGAGTTAAAAAAGATATTGAAAAAATTTTAATTGTTTCAACTCACGATAAACAACCTCACTGGTCTTTAGAATTTTTAGAAGATAGTTTTTGTTCTAGAAAATTTAGAATTCAACTAGATGGTATTGGTTTTTTCTTTCCTACAGGTATTGAAGATGAAACTTATGATAATAATCAATATTTTGATTCTGAATTTGCAATATGTAACCCTGATGAATATTTAGAATATGTATCTACTCAACGATGTGTTTCTGCTAGAAAATTAAGTAAAGAGTATCATTTTTCTAAATAATTCTTTAAAATTTCTAATCAATTTAGCTAAATAAATTAATTAATTATATTAATCCCATTATCTTTAATATAAATAGTTTTTTCATATTGTGCTACCATACTTTTATCTTTAGTTTTTAAAACTGGATATTTTGTAATATGATTACTCTCAGGAATTTCAAAATCAAACCATCTAGGACAAAAAGCTAACGTACTTCTATCTTGAAATATTTTATCCAAACTTTCATTATCTGAAAAATTATTAACATTTTTTTGTTCAATCATATAATGATTACATTCTTCTGATTTATAAATTAAACCATCCCCAGTTGTCGGAAAAGTTTCAATTGCAAAAATTTCTCCTTCTAACATCCTTTCTTTATAATTAATTTTTATATTAGGAACAGCTTTATTAACATGAATTATATACGGTGCTATATTATGACCACATAAATCATAAATAGATTTAACTTTATAATTTTTATTATCAATAATTATTTCTTTACTTTCGATATATTCTTGGATTATTTCTCCAATATCACCTAGAACTACATCAGGACCTGATTTTTTTATAGCTAAATTAGTTGCACCAATGCTTATATCTATTAGTTCATTATATTTACCACTAGGACACCATGAAAAAGCTCCATCTGTTATACATCCATTAATATGAACACCAAAATCAATTTTTATAATATCGTCATTATTTAAATATGGGTTATTATTTAAGGAAGGAGTAAAATGAGCTGCAACGTCATTGATTGAAATTCCAACAGGAAAGGCTATTCCCGCTTTTAGTGGGTTATTTTTATCGTATTTAGTTAAAGTTTTAATATTTTCTTCAATAAAGGTTGTAATATCTAATGCTGTTTTAAAATTATGGTAATTTTCTTTAATTTTTGTTTGAATAATTTTATGAATTATTCCAGATTTTTTGAAATCATTATACATAATAATTTCAATAAATAACTATTTAACTAATTTATTTCTATACTTTAATGATAAATTATTTAACTTTTCTAACTTTTTTAAATCAAATAATTCATTCGATATTTCATAAACTTTCATTAAATGACCTAAACCTAGTTGATTTATTAAAGGTTTTTTTGGATTAAACATATTTGTCATTTCTTTTATTTTACGATCCCATTTATCATTAAATAAGTTATCATAACAAATTCGCAAAAAAGAATGAAATCTTCTAACTTTTAAATTATGTTTTTTACTTAACTCAGGTAACTTTACTTTTACATTTTCTAATATTTTGTCTTTTAATTTTTTCTTCTCTAATTCTGATTTTTTAGCTAACAAGTCAAACCATTTTGGTTTACCTCGTTTTGTCCATTTATCACTTTTACACTTGAAATCAACATAAACATATCTAAATGCTGTTATATCATCAAAATATTCACCATACACTTTTACATTGTTTGTAAATTTTATCTTAGTCTTATTTTTCTTTTTAATCGATTTTGGAAAATTATTCTTAAACCATAAAATAACTTTTTCACATTTATGCTCATCTTTTTCAAATCTAAATTTATACTCTTTCAATAATTCTTCTGCTAAAGATAAACAATACTTATAGTTATTTATACTAGAAGAAGCCCATATATAAGGAGCTAAGGTTTCGCTTATTAAAGAATTTTTTTTATAAGGAGGTGTTTTCTTTTCAAAATTATGATGTATTTGAGATAATATTTGTAATATTTCTATTAAAATTTTATTAACATGTTTATCACAATAATATTGAGCACATAATTTAGGATCTTTATCTAAATAAAAAAAATTAACCATATAATATATTATTATAATAAACCTATTCTAAATTCACAATTATTAAAAAATTCTTTATTTTCTATATTTAATAAATCACCATATTTGTTAATAAATCTAAAAATAAATTCTCCATGAGATACAATTGCGATATTTTCACATTTTTCTTGATTAATTAAATTAAATAATTTAACTAATCTAATTTCTACTTCTTCATCTGATTCTAAATTATTATTAATTTCATCTATACAAAACTCTATATTACTAAAATTATCTCTTTTTTCTTGTATTGATCCACAATAATCACAATTATTTTTAATAACTTCTCTTATAAAATCTACTGATATAAATTTAGTATTTTCATCAAATGAGTTTAATGCTGTTTCAATTGTTCTAATTAATGGTGATACATAAATTTTATCAAACTTAATGTCCTGTAACTTCGTCTTAAGTTCTACACATTGTGATAACCCCTTTTCTGTTAATTTCGGATAAAATAAACTGTAATTATCTAAATTATGATAACCTTCTCCATGTCTTATAAAATAAATTCTTTTCATCTTTTATAATTACTTCTTTAACTAATCTTTATGTGATTTATTTTTATCTAACCAATCTTGAAATATCTTAATTGCTTCTTCCATATCTTTATTTTTATGAGGATGGTTTTTTGCTCTACCAATCATTGTGGAAACAACACTTTTTTGATATTTAATCGGTTGATTTTTAATTTTATCAAGTGTGTAAATTGCTTTTTCTTTATTTTTAAATCCCAATCCAGTAATAGTAGTTTTAGGATCATAATCTGAATAAAGAGACAAATTAGTTTTTGGCTTATAATCACTCATAGGCATTTTATCAATAATATCAAAAATTTTCTTAGGATAAATTTTATTAAAATCGAAAGATGTTACACCATCAAAGCCAATTAGTT